CTTCGGTAAGTTTATCCTTGATGCCCTCTGACAAATCAGGGGTTGCCGTTTTAACGCCCTTAGCAACAGCAGAAGCTACTTGATCCTCAGTTAGTGACTTACCGGACGTGCCACCGGAAGAACCTCCAGAGGAGCCACCCGTATCAGAACCGCCAGAAGAGCCACCAGTATCAGAACCACCAGTATCACCGCCACCAGTCTCAGAACCACCAGTATCACCACCAATATCGTCAGTTGGTTGTGATTGACTCTCACCAGACTCAGGAACGTAACCTGTAGGCTTCCAAGTCGCAGCACAGACCGTTTTAGCGTTATTACAAACGATAACGCCCGTTGCTTCATACTCACAGCCGTTATAGTTAATATAACCGTCAGAGACGTTATTGAAGGTGTTACTGATTGGAGGGCTAGCCTCACAGACTTCTTCAGGAGTTTTTTCAGCAGGTTTTTCATCAGCTACAGAACGCTGAATATCACCAGATATTTTCGCCTGAATTGACCAGCTAGTATCCTTCTCACCAGGCGATCCATTATAAGTACAAGAGTCTCCATAAACGATTCTGAATTGAGATTCAGGCCACACACCAGAATATGTCAATTTTACAGAATCAAAAACATCATCACCCTGTTTCTTTGCATCAGCGCAAGCAGCGGTTAAATCAGATTGAGTAATAACTTCCTTGCGAATGGTTTTATTATCAGAATCAGTTGAAGTAACAGTGGTAGAGTTAGCAAAACCAGTGAAATACTGTTTAGCAACCGACTCCCAAGTATCAGCATTAGAAAATGGAACGTAAGATAATAAAAGAATTGCTATTATTTTAGTTTTCACAATTAAGCCTTAACGGAATAAAGGTAAAAAAAAAGGACGCAAGCGCGCCCCTTTTAAATAACGCTGGAAATTAAACAGCTTTAGAAGAGAACTTCTTAAACAGGCGAATTGCCAAGCCAGCACCAACAACAACAGTAACAACAGGCCAAGTCTGAGCGATCAGGTCAGTTGCCTGAGTTTTCAGAGAAGTCATTGCCTCAGTAGCGTAATTAGTTGCCGTGTCACCTTCAGCAGCAAAAGAACCAGCAGAAACCAACATAGTTGCAGCACCCAAAGCAATTTTATTTTTAGCAGCTAAAACAGTAGAAAGAACGCGCATTTTATATTTTCCTTAAATCATACGGTCAGAAATTGACTTGAAAAAAGCAATTCCATAAAAGAGGGCAAAGCCCAAGAAATAAGCTCCGAGAAAAGAACCAACATAATCAATCATCGGAACACTCCAGCAGTAATTGCACCTAACCCAAAGGAGAGAACGAGGCCAAGAGCAAATACTACATGAATTAGGTCATCAGTAGTCATGCAGACTTAACTGATTCAAGAAGAACGCGACCAACAGAAACCTGTCCAAAATTGTTAATTTTAAAAGAGGATGAATGAACACGATATTTGCCAGCGGGATAAGGATGCTGACCATCTTCCAAGTTAAAATTGAAGAGAGCAGGATAAACGCCACCGAGATCAATATAGCCTTCCTGCTCACGAATAGTGTAAGCCTTTCCAGATTTTTGAGATACGCCGGAACGCTCTTTAACAGCAACTTGCGAATCGTGAATTTCTACAGTAAGCATAATAAATGTCTCTCGATAAATTAAAATTAAGCAGCGTTAATGCTGACAACGTTAGAACGATTAAAAATAGATACCGGTTCAATATACCAATCAGGGTATTGTTGAGAAAAATCAATATTAATCATTTGAACCAACGGCACTACATTATTTTCGGTTGAAAGGTTCATTAATTGAGCCTTAGATAAACCAACAGAAGTTAATTCCTTCAAAGATCGCCAGAAAGTTGTGCGCTCCATTGTTTGAGACACGTTATCATAACCCTCATTAACCAAGCGGCGATAAAAACCAAATAAGCGATTAGCTTTTGAGTTTGAAATATTGCCAGATTTAGTAACAGAAGAAAAGTTATTAATTAAAGCATCATAAACTTTAGAATCATCATAAACATTCATATCAGCACCTTTAAAGGCATCAAACAAGTCTTTAAACGATTTATTCCACAGATCACAAATTAAGTTAAAAGAACCATTTTCATAATTATCTTGATATTTAACGATATCAAAGAATTTGCGAGGCAACCCAAAGTTTTCAAAGAAACGGGTATGTAAACGAGCCTCAAAACGAACAAGACCAACAGCATATAATTGAAGCTGTGGATTGCTTAAAACATCTAAGCAATTTTTTTCATAAGAAGATAAGTGGGAACTTTTCTTTTTCTGCAATCTCTTAATCTGAGCCTGCACCTCATGATGTTTCAAGTATGCAACAAGAGTACGGTGGCGACTTCCTTCGTTCCACATAACAGTTGTTTCATAATCAAGAGCACGAGTCTTTTTAGTCTGACCGTTGGATACATTGCGCAAGAAAGAAATCACCTGGTTAGCAATGTGATCATTTGCGACTTTTGCACTGAAAGTTACATCTATGCGACCAACTACCGTATTAGTTACATCACACAAATCATAGAGTTCAGGCATAGCAGCAGCAAAGGCACCGAAAAATTCCAGACCGCACAACTCAAAAGATGTAGGCCCAAAAATATTGTGACCTTGTAACAATTTCGCCGGAGATGCTTTCAGCTCTACACATGGCTCGAAATTCTTACCGCCCTCAAAAATTTTCAATGCGATCCCAGCATAATGAGAAGGGAGAGATTCGTAAGGATGCTTAAGCCCCGATACAGTCAAATCACCATCAATGGCGTATTCTACTGTATGGGCGGCAAGAGTCAGACCAGAAAGGCGGGCAACCTCAGCAAGGTTCACATGGGAAACATAATTTCCCTGTGAATCAAGACGCTCCGATACAAGAGAGCTTTTAAACGGTATCCTTAAGACCAGCATATCAATCATGACTTCAAGCACTCAAACACTCACCATGTGCGTAATGTAGCACATGTAATTCCCAACGCAACTATTTGTAAAGATATTATAGGATTTATCTAATGGATGCAGCCGCTAAAAAAGGTAGTCGAACTACAGTAACAATCAATAGACATATGCAAGAGTTACTGGTAACAGCGACCGTAGAGGCCACTAAAAGAGCTGGTTTGCCTATAAAACAATCAGAATTGATAAATTACCTTATAAAACATAGGCTTGAAGAAGCAATTGAAGGGGTTTTGAGGGAGAAAGGGTTGTAGCGCGTTGCAAAATGCAACAAGAGTCCACTATTAAACAAAGTGGACTCACCACTTCCGAGCCGCCAGCCAATCCAAAAACCGCCGCTTTAACGTCCTTTCGTCTCCGACCGCCCACCATCAAAATGGCTTCACGATCATCAAATAAAAACCCGGCTTAGCAGGGAAGGGGATGGGTTCAAGAGAATATGTAATCTCTCCCTTTGTATCGAGCGGCAAGCATTAGACGAAAAATGAGAATACTGAGAGCGCTCTAACATGCCCATGCGGGCATAAGGCGACTGTTAGACGGGTGAAATGAAGAGGCCGTTAGAATGGCTTTAAGGCACGCTAACGGCTGATTGGTTCGCAGCCAGGGGGGAAAATAAAAGCGAGGAACATACGACGATCCAGAGCCGCGCACACGAAGAGGCGCAAGAGTCTATGGGGCAGGGCTTCGCACCTACCCCATAGCCTCAAAGCGCCCTAATAACGTGCGCGGTTAAGAGAACGAACATAGTTCTTTCGGTATTAGAATCACTATGGCTGCGGAACAACCAGCCAATTACAGGAATGCTTTCGAACCACGGAACAGAACGATTGCTATCCGTCTTATTAGAGTCAATCAAACCACCGAGTAATAAAGTCTGACCATCTTTAATCTGAACAGTAGTCTGAATTTGACGCTGATTAGTAATGATGTCGCTTGCAGTCTCTTGATTGCTAAGAGAATCGGCCTTTGTATCGATGGTGAGAACTAGCTGACCATTTCCCATAACAACAGGCGTCACCTTTAAAGAAATGCCCACGTCGCGGCGCTCTATTGTCTGGAATGGATTGTTAACGCTGGCAGCCTCACCAGTCACCTTGCCAGTAACAAAAGGCACATTCTGGCCAACGGAGATATAACCAGTCTGGCCAGACTGAGTAAGGATGCGTGGGGTTGAGATGACTTTAGAATTAGAGTCATTTTTTACAGCCTGAAGTGAAAGGGCAAGAACGTTTCCATTGAAGATGCCAAAAGAGCCACCTGTAGTAGAAAGAGCGGTGCCAAGAGCTGAAGTGTTAAATCCGCCTGCTACCTTACCGCCTGAAGCTGAACCAGCAGCAAAAGATAAATCTACGCCATTAGAAAGGCTAGTTTCAAACATAAGTGATTGAATAAGAACCTGCTCACGGGCAACGTCGATTGACGTAATGAACTGAGATAAAGCATCCATAATGGAAGCAGAACCGGAAACAACAAGGCTGTTGTTACCAGGGTAATCTATGACGTCACCGCCACCATTTGAATCAACGAAAATCTTTGCCAGCGGAAGAACGTCAGTAGAACGAACGCGAGTTAACTTAAAATTACGTACGGTTAAATCAACTGGCTTTTGAGGTTCGGGAGCTGCCTGAGAAGAACCGGTGTTATCTTCATAAGCAGCGGGATCTTCATAGTCATCATCATTTTGAGCCTGAGACGGTAACTTTGAAGGAGTGGAAACAACAGAAGGATTGCCAGAAAGAAGAACAAAACCATTAGCATTGAGTACAGACTTAAAAAATTCATCAATGTTAGCTTGATTAACATCAGCATTAAAAACGGTGATATTTCCCTTAACGTCTGGATTGACAACGACAGCCTTACTTGATTTTTGCGAATACCACTGAACAAAAGAGCGAACAGGGGTATTATTTAAATTTACTGGCTCAGCAAAAACATTAAAGGAAATACCGAATACCATAACGACATTAAGAACAAGATAACTGAAAATGTATTTTTTAGCCTGAAATTTCATAATTAACCTTCACAAGTAATTTGCTGTATATAAGATTTTCTAACAATAGTCACATGGCAAGCATCTTTAACATCTAATTTATAACCATCCTTTATTAAATCGAATGAGTTATAAATTTTAGAGTTAGAATCTTTAAAACTGACAGAAACATCATAACCCATTTGGGAATATGAGTTGATCGATAATCTAGGCAAATTATCCGTTACATGATCGCTTTTAGTAATATGATCCACCTTTGGATCTAACTTTAATTGAGCAATCTCAGATGAGAGCTGATTAGATTTGTATAACATACCCAAACCTGCACCCAAAGCAAGAAACGAAGACATTAACCAGACACGATTCATTCTCTTAAAATAAATTCTTGTCATTCTCATATAATATTTAAAATCCCTAATAATTGAAAATTGACCATGCGTGTAATAAGGAGGTATCAAACAAAAAGAACCACTGTCATAATTTGCAGAAAATATCTGCTTAGTATCATAAGCAGCATATAAATCCTTTCCTGTATATACCCACTTATCAACAGTTAATGCCTGTGGGTTATCACCATATTTAACAATACCAAAATGAATCTTAGGTAATGGCAACCTTGAATTAGCAAAAAGAGAAATTAACCCTCCAATAATCGGAATGTTTAATTTATCCATTCGACGGCAATATACAACATGTTCAGCCAATGCCTCACGAGCCTGTTTATCCATTAGAGAAACATCCTGAATAATAAAAATCACATCCCAGCCAAGTTTACGAGCATGTAAACACCAATCAATAACGGGCTGCCTGCTCTTATCACTCCAGTTACGCGAGTTAAACCAAGTACCACACTCATCAAGAACTAATAAACCATTATCCGCTTCATTATATGAAGTAGTGCCACGCCCAATTGATTCAAAGTCTTCCAGTGATGGTTTATCAGGAATACGAATAACACGAGTCATTTTTGCAAAGCGACCAACACGAGGCATGTGGTGAAGCTTTAAATTAAGATTAGTGGCAACAACACGACCTCGCGCCAAATAGTCCTGAATACGACCAATAGTTACAAGTGTCTTACCTGCACCTAATTTACCTGTCACCACATGCACAGCCATATTAAAGCACCTTATTAGCCATAGAAATAAACCTATCTTTTAAATCAAAAACCATAACAGCAATTTTCATTGACATAATCACAGTAATACATTCGGTAGTTCCATCAGGTAATACAGAAGACATTAAATTAGAGAAGTCCTGAGGCATGGCACCGTAAACAACAGAACCAAGCCATTGCAAGCCAAGCAAAAGAACAACCATAATTGCGCCAACAAGAGCAGTCGCTAATAATCCAGTTCTAGTAGCAAGACGAGCTATGAAACTTGCAACATAGCCAATAAAAAGAGGAACAAGACCTATTAAAAACCGGAATAAAGCCGGGATACCTAATAAAGCTGGCATTATTGCTCACCCTTCCTTAGTAAAGATGTAATAGAAGTGAATACATACCAAAATGTAAGACAATACATAACCCAAGAAAGCATTGATTTTATATCGCCTAATTTATCGCAACCTATCTCAATTTGATAAACAGAACCAGAAAACATAACAAAATTACTACAGCCATGACCAGTAGGAATAGACGGCCTTAGAGCGCCTTCATTTAAAAATGATTCCCAAGCACCGCCATGAGAATCTTTATCAATATTTAATTGAGTTTTAGCTTGAGCAGTTGCCAAATCAAACTCTGAATCACCATCACCATAATGACCAGTATTTTGCTCAGGGTCAGCAAATTTACCAGCACCGCGAACTAGATTATTTAAATTATCACCAAGAGAAGTAATATTATTTTGAGTCTGCTCATCAGCTGATCGCTTGTCATCTGTAGAAGTATCATCTTCGGTAAGTTTATCCTTGATGCCCTCTGACAAATCAGGGGTTGCCGTTTTAACGCCCTTAGCAACAGCAGAAGCTACTTGATCCTCAGTTAGTGACTTACCGGACGTGCCACCGGAAGAACCTCCAGAGGAGCCACCCGTATCAGAACCGCCAGAAGAGCCACCAGTATCAGAACCACCAGTATCACCGCCACCAGTCTCAGAACCACCAGTATCACCACCAATATCGTCAGTTGGTTGTGATTGACTCTCACCAGACTCAGGAACGTAACCTGTAGGCTTCCAAGTCGCAGCACA